TACATTTTCGTGAACATGCCGCCGAGAGCTGTGAGCAATGCCACCGGGAAGGCAGTGATGAATGCTAGGTTAGCTGGTTCGATTGACGATAGATCGAGAGCCGTGTACCACATCCAGGATTCTTCAAAGAGCTTAACGTAAGCGAGAAAGAATACAGTCAAATAGAACCTTGGGAACACTCGTAGAGCATTGATCCGGTTCGCGATTACAGTCCATCTGTCCATGCGTCTCCCTCAAAACGCTGCCCTTCTTCTCCAACCGAGACGAAATTTGGCCAGAATCGGCTTCCTTTCGATCAGGGTCTCGTAGAAATTGCCCTGGCGCTCGCGTATTACGGTCACCAGTTCAAAGTCCTTAGCTAGAAGAGAGTTTACAGCGGCGATGGTATTGATGCCCACGATGCCGTCAACGACAAGATCGCCACCGAGCTTGTTGATTGATCTCTGTACTATTTTCCAGGCCTGCTTGGATCCCATATTTACAGCCATGTCGAAGATCTTGTTCGAGAGCAGCCCAGACAAGATCGCATCACATTTATTCGGCTTCCAAAAATGGTCGCGATAGAGCTTTACGGCTTCAGCGCGAGAAGCATTCCTAATGTCATCGATATCGACGTCGCCATCGCCATCCAAATCGCCATCCGGAAGGCCATCGCCGTCGAGGTCTCCAGCATTTTGAAGAAAGCGAAGACTAATCCCCCAATTAGTAGCCCCGCCAGAATCACCGACAATATCATTGAATCCACCCTCGTGGTGGAGAACGTTCTCTACTGCCCATTTGAAGTTACTCATTCTAGTACCTCGGATGCCTCTTAGTTGGAGGCGTGAAATTGCCAGAGTATATCACCTTCTTGATAACGCGAAGCTCTTCGATGCGGCCATCCCACAATTCAAAATTGTCAGTGAATGATCCAATGATGATCGGTTCAGTCGTCGGATCAAAGAGCGTAGCTCCCGCGATAGCAGGTTGCACCGGTGACCCTTCAGTCAGCTCGACTCCATCGACATAGCATCGAATACGTTCAGGCGAAACCGTATTGTCACGAACGAATGCGACGTGATGCCACACGTTTATGAACGGTGACGGAGCCCACGGGAATCTCGCAAAATTGAGAGCGGTGCCATCTGTAGACCAGAAAAACTCAAGACGACCAGGACCGACCGACCATCGGGCTCCCCACGACCGTTTCGAAACACCAGCGTCATAGTGTCCGACAAATGCCTGTGCCTCCTGGTTCTCATGTAGAAGCATTGCCTCGACTGTGAATGGACTGTCGCCTAGGGCTTGCCCCGCATTATAGGCGAACTGCATCTCCTCACCGTTGCTGATTGATTGCCACGTTTGAGGGCGGTACGTGCGGAACGGCTCATCCGGATCTGGGGACGGCTTCTGGAAGTACGCATTCTCGTGGCTGTAGTAGACATCAGACACGGCTTGTGATACAGCCGCTCCGATAAATGAATAATCTGCGGCGCTGGAATACTCTGCGACACGACGATCCGGGCCAGGCTGGAATATAGTCAAGTGCCAGTCAAACGGTTCTGTCCGTGCATCATAGTCACGTGCGTTGTATGCGATATGGCCGATGGTGATACGCGTCTCCGCGAGCCATCCATCGAGTACATCGACTGGCGCGCTCAGATTGAACGCGGTTCCGAAATTCCATGTCCGTGCGACGGCTGGCGTTGTCGCAATACGGAAAGGTATCGGTTGACCTTGCAGAACGCCATCAATGTGGAAATACACGATTGAGTCTCTGCGCGTCACAGATACGTGATACCACTGCTCCGGAGATGGACCGGCGACGGGTGTCCACGGTACAGAGGCCTCTTCTAGAGTTGTGGTTGCACCACTCGTCGTCTGTTGATACGACAAGCTCTGTGTCGCTCCGTTATATCCGAACCGCTGTGTTCGATCATTCGAATCTTCGTTCCACTGTCCCATAAACGTCGCATATGATTCTGGACTGGCTGTCGGGATGGTATTGAACATAACGAAGCATTCAAGTGTGAAGTCAGAATTCTCGTAATCCCATACGGCATCATCCGGAATCGTAGCTCCACCGCGTGGCGATGTAATACCGCTGATCCGAAGCGAACCTGTCGGTTGTACTGAGTTCGGGAACGGTGTCAACACGTCAAGACTAGATCCGGCGAACACTGTTATCGCCCGAGCGTTCGCACTCACATCAACAGGGGTCAATAGCGGTGATCCGGCTCCACCGATCCAGTGTGACAAGAACTCCATGTGGGTTGAATCAGGATCAGGTTCACGAACATTTCGTCCGTATAGATTCGATCCAATTTGATCTGAGAACGGCGTCGTCGGAACCGTGTACGTATATTGAGGAGATTCATTTCCTTGAAGATCGAACGTTCCAGGTGATCCAACCAACGGAAATGGCAGTGGTGATGCGGTAACATCGTATAGAGCTTCGTCGAGAGTGATGCGTGGTTCAGTGATCCATCCATCGAGCGCACGACTTCGTGAAGATGCGCTGACATCGTAGTATCGACCAATAGCGAGTGTGTTCCCGAGTTGGTTCTTCAACTTGTTCCCGCTATCTGCGTCAACATGCTGGAAGAATCGTTCCTCGTAGCCTATCAGCTGCCCGTCGAGCCACATAAAGATGTCGTCGCCTTTTCGCGTGACGGCGTGGTGATGCCATTCGTTCAATGGAATCTTCAAGTGAGACGGCGATTGTGCAGGCAAGGCCGCCGTCGTCGATTTCTGGCTGGAGATGGTGCCCGTTGGCGACCACCCGAAGATGATATTGTAACTTGCATTGATGTACCACCACCAATCAATCGAGTTTCCTGACGGACGATTGTATTTCGTGAGCAACGCGGTTCCATCACCCTCCGTAGCGATGCGTTCCTTGCACCAGACCTCCAACGTGAAGTCCCTGTTTGAGAACTCGAATCGTTCAAGAACATTGTTGATACCTTCCGTTATCCAACCGCCGTCGGCTATTAGATGCGATGTTGAATCGACGCCGTCACATCGAAGTGACCAGCGGGGTCCGACTCCGTCTGGTGATCCATTGAACGGATTGTGAGCCTCGATATCAGACGTTCCACCGAATGCCCATGTCCCATTCCAAATAGATAGGTCCGCCTTGCCCCCCGCAATAAACGGATCAAATGATGCAAGCAAGGAAGTCTTGTCGAACACCGATGGAAATTGTCCATCAACCGGCGACTTCAATTCAGGCAGAACATAGTCGAGATTGTATAGTGCAAATCCCATCGTGAATCGTATCTCGTCCAACCACCCATACACAGATCCATCCGACGCCCCTGCGTCAGCTGCCCCAAATCCGACAACCCAATCAACGGCAGAATAATCCTGCCATGTGGTCGTGTGAGCTACGCTATCCCAAAGAACACCATTAACGAATAGTGAGAATCTATCAACACCACCCGAGAATCTGTGCATAATCGCAAACGCATACCATTGGTCCTCGACGAAATCTAGGGGTGATATTCCAGCGTTAAGGAAGCTCACATTCGGGTTGACAGAGAATGTGGTCTGGCCACTTGCACTGTTCTGATATGTGATTGTGAATCGACCAAGTGATTCATCATAATAGAGGACGAAACGATTCGCTGCTTCATCAACTCCGAAGTGAGAATTGATTCCCGTGTGCATGAAAATCGTCTTGTCTACAGTCAGCAATTCCTGATCGACCCGCATTCGGAACTCTAACGTCCAATCATTATTCCAATCAAACGTCGTACTCGGAGATTCCAGAGGAGCCGGAGCAGGGAAGTGCCATCCCGCCGCTCCCTGGTTTAGGAAACCTGTCGGCTCGTTAGGGATGCTGCCACTGGTCCCACTGAATACTGATTGCGTGGAATCGACCTCTGCGCGTCCAATCGCCGCGGCTGCCTCACCGGTTGAATATTGTGATACATCAAATACGTCTTTCGCACCATCATCACCAGCGAATCGTGTCTGGAACATGACTGCTTCTGGTGGAACAACGAACACGGCTGTCACTTCAAAATCAAAGAACATGATTTCACGACTTGTTCGGAATGTCTCCGGTGATGTGATGATGTCATTCGGGGAATGTGATGTTTCAATTTCAAGACGTGCGGTGAACGTATTGCTGGTTCTCCCTAGAAGCGGAACCGCAGACTTGAGAAGTTGAATTTCAAATACACTAGGATCTCCAACAACGACATCCTGCGCGCTGTCAAATTCATCCACACCTCGTGTTGGTGTTGGCGTAGCGTCAAGGTCATAAATCCACCATGAGAGACGAAGCTGATCCTGTAGAATTTCGGTGATGTCGAACGGTGCACCTTCTTGATCAAGCCCCTCCACTTGCCAGATTGTATTCTCAACACGGAACCATCGGAACTTTGGAACAACTCTCGTCCCAACGAACTGCTGAACTGGAGACACAGGATTCGCTGATTGTCGAACATCATCGAAATTGATGAAGTTTTCCGGGCTAACAGATGTGATTGGGAAGTTCCCATACGTGAGACCGAAGTCCAACCCAATCGGTAGAAGCGGCTTCGCGTATCTTTCATCAGCTTCAATCACAACTGGCAAGGCAGAAGGAGGTACCGGAGAGTCCGTCAAATTCACTCGATCCGTCTGTGTGATTGGCAAGAGTTTCACATCCAACGTATTCGAGACTGGGAAGACTTGAGGAACGATTCCCGTTCCGCCTGTCCATATAAACCAGATCTCTTCGCCTGGTGAATGGTTGTGCATCGCTGAATCAAGCGCGGCTCGATAGACTCCCTGGCACTCAACCGCGAGTGTCTCCGGTGATGTCAACCCAGTCAGGAATACAATCTCAGAAATCAGTATCCATTCTTCTGTCGCTGTCCCAGGATTGATTACGGCGACACCTGTTAGAGAACCAACTCCACCGGGAGCATGAGTTCCGACAAGTTCTTCGAGAGGACCCTGTAGCGGATCAACACCAATTGTGAACGTGCCGTTGCCGTCCTGCCAAGGCGTCAAAGTATCACGGATCGTTCCAACTGTTGTCACACCGTTAGTGATTTCACCTTCAGCATCGAAGCCCGTAGGTGACGATGCGACGCTCTGGTCGACGTTCACTTCGTACGACAACGGTAGAGGGATCCCAGACCGGATCGCAGTGAACAGACGCGGATAATTTAGAGGGGTAACCGGATCGTTGACGTTGATGATGAATGGTGCTTCCATCGCCATTTGTGCCGCTGCCGCGAGAGGTGTCGCCACACTTGTTGGAGGAATGAACTCTGACGCTGGCGGATCAACGAACCCAACAAATTCGGATCCAAAGATATCTTCGACAGCATCAATGAGTAGACTCGCGTTAACCGGATCACCCTGCCGTATAGCAGTGATCCTCATCGCCATATTGGTGACGCCGACTTCAGCATCTGTGAATGAGAACACGTCGCCGGGTCTCAGTTGCCATGCGGTTCGATTTATTTCAACCGTCGTTGAAGCCAGTGAGCGTGCCATGCCACGCAAGTCACGCCAGACAATCTTATTCGCGACGTCAGCTTCATGAACACCAGGATACCTCGAAGTCCTGCTACGTGGGCGACCCTGAATAATTAGGTTCGCTAGATCCTGGGCAGGGGCATATCCATCCTTGTACTGTTTCTGCCGATCCGTGTACTGGACACGAAGTTCGTTGAAAGTTTGATTCCCTTCGCTGCGAGCGAACTTGTTGACGCTGATGATGTTCGTTGCGTCAGCCTGGAACTCTGATGCCAACGTATAATCTTGTCGAGCGAGGTTGACTTCGAGTTGACCGGTGATTGGATTTGGGCCGATGTAGCCGTCGATGTGCTGCTCAATCGTATCAATCAATTTCGAAACTTTCTGCACCTGGTCGATAATGATGCTGAACCCGAGGCCTTCCGCCCATATAGTCTCCGCCGCGGCTTGGAAGTTCGCGAGGTTGATATCGCTAGGAGAAAGTCCCCGTCCCCAGTCGGTGTTCGTGAAGGCTTCATACGCCAATACAATCGGATTCAAGTCTTCGCCAATGAAGTGATGATCATTACCCAGCAATAGAGCGTCACCGAGTCCGCCGTTCGCGACTGTATCGAATGTCTGAATCTCGAACTTCATATTTCGAAGAGTATTGTTCTCTCCGATGTTCGCGCCGCTTACCTCCGCCGGCGTAGTCACGACGAAAACTCCGCCGAAACCAGTATTGACTGTCGATTCTATGTTCGATATTGTGACGTACGAGTATCCGCGGTATGCAGGAAGGTTCGTGATTCTGTCAGTTGGCTCAGGGGATGTAAGCCCAGTTCCCAGAAGATAGGCACTCTGTGCTTGAGCAGAGTTTCCATCAAAGAGGCGAATTGTTCCTTGGAATCCGCCACCTTCATCCCTGCCGCCAAATATGTCATCTCTATCGACAGTGATTGCACCGCTTCCGAGAACACTTCCATTGTCAATGACATAATCCCAAACGACATCGTCACCGATCCATATCCGTTTGATGCCGGCAGTCTGCCCGCGGATGAGTCCCATCTGTAAACCAAGGTAATACGTGAATCCAATGGCTTCATCTTTCTTGAAGATGAGTCCGGTCGTCACGGTACGCTCTTCAGCTCGGAAATCACCATACCATACGACGTTCGGACCTTGCACAATCATTGTGCCGAATACGAGCGGCACATATCGTCCTTCAGTCGCAGTTGGAATCTGGAAGTCTCCCAGTCCGCTCGCAGTCACCTCAGGCAATGACTCTCGAAAATAATCTGTAATGACAAACGACGCCAACCACAGAAAGAACTGCGGCCAGAACATCAATACTGGTTCAATCACATCAAGAGGAAGGAGTATTGCATCCATTACCAGAATCCTCCAGATGTCTTTCGAGTTCCTTTCGGAAGCTCAGTGGTGAACGGGTTGACTTCAGGCACAGACGGCCACCCTCCATAGTTGAGGAGATTGTCATATTTTCGAACACAGATATCGGTGTCTCTCTTGCATCCGGCATACACGGTAATTGGATCACCCGCCTGTGCATTGACAAACGGGTAGGGAATCTCGATAGTGTCAGGATCCAACGGGCTGACCTGGCCGGATGGATTCTGAACTACTCTTCTAAATTCAGGAGCCGCGCCTCCGGTTTCACAATACCCATTCAACCAGTATTGATCCAGCTCGGCTGTTGACAGCGCACCACTGACACCGGCATCGAGCACCCCTGCTTGGACGCGCAAACCACTCACCGTAATGAACCTTTCCGTCACATCAATGCTCGTAATCGTTGCGACGTAGCGGAAATCGTTCTTCAAAATACGACACGTCGTCCCATCGAAGAGGAAATAATTGCAGAGGGACTGATATGTGAATCGAGGAATTTCATCCCGTCCTTGCGCTGACGGAATTCCGAGTATCGTAGTCTTCGAGTTCGCACTCGAGACGCTCCCAATTTCTCCCTTGAAGAAGACTTGGAGTTGTTGAGATGGATCGTTGTCATGGAACCGTTGGATCGTGATTGACGTGATGTTGCTCTGTAGAATTTCTCGGTACAGTTGAGCAACCGGATTCGTTGATGGTAGGGTGATCTTGATATTTGAATCATCAGAATCCTTGCTGAGACTCGGGGCGTTTCGAGTGTACTCGAGAGGCTCGAAAGTATCAGCGCCAATCGTCACCGGGTTGTTCGCATTCGTGTACCGGAACGTCGTCAAGCCATTCAGGAACGTCAACAATTCGACTGGTCGTCCGTCTGAAGTTTCAAATGCCTCGAATGTCATTCTTTGACTGTCCTTACGGTGAAGGTTAGGTCAGCATCACCGAGAGTGGATCTATGTTTGAAGGTAGCTGAATCACCTCCGATGCGAACTAGGTGCATCCACGAGATGACTGTCTGCGAAATCGGGCTAAAGGCTGGAGAACCTGATCCGATGACGCTGTTGACAGTGATGGTTTCAGTTCCGTTACCATTGTCAGTGACGTTGGTAATGCGTCGATAGTACACGACTCCTTCGACTGTCACAATTCTAAGGTCTCGTTTAGGCGCGGCACCGTTCAAAAGATTCTCGATTCCCATGAACGGAACGATGAAGGTATTGCCACCGAGAGTCAATGGCGAGAACAACGGCAAATCGTTCTGGAATGTCGGAGCGTAAAAGGTTCCCCAAGATCCTCGCATATAGTGAATGAATTTTCGCCAAGCATACATCTCAGATACATCATCGCAGAACACGACGACTTGAGAAGACCACTCGCCCAGAGGCTCTGTCCCTGTGACAAAGATTCGACCCGTCTTACTATCTATGGTTGTTTGTTCTCGCGAGATAGCGCCTGTCAGCTTGCGAATCGCACATCTCTCCCGGAGGATAGGTCGAGCAGGGCTTTCCACCGTATGGAAGTCGAAATAATTCGGATCCACCTCACCGATGTCACGTTCACTCTCTAGAGTGAATTGAACGGAAAGGTCTTCAAGGTTCTTTTGCGCGGTGCTGATTCTCGCCGGCTGCAACAGGTGACCGAATCGAACAGGGGTCACCCACGTTCCGAGAGGCAAGTCTGTACCAACCGCTTGCTCGAGAGTTACGCCAATCTCAGGACTGTTAATCATCAATATCGTTGAGATGATTTCCGTCCCATCCGGCGTATTGAAGATCAAAGTATCGCCCGCAGCGATTGACATATTCGCAATCGTGAAGTTCACGACTATGTCAGTGCTCAATGCGGCAGCGGAAATCTTTCGTCCTTCCCACCATAGTTGAACACCAATCGGTAGGATTGGGTTGCCACCAAAGATTATCGTCTCGAGCTCAGTTCGTTTCTTATCATTATCACTTGAGAACCTGAAATTATAGTTCACGATCGTCCGAGGTCCGCGCCGTGTGCTGAACGCCTGTTCGAGACCATTCTTCGACCGCATCAAGTCAGTCACGAAAGTCAACTGTTCCTGCGCCCCTGCTTGGGGATCAGAAATCATTAGCAGAACGCGACGTCCGATAGTTCGTATGACGAACGTCAAAGCTTCTACGGTGAAGGTTACCTCGTCATCGAATTCCTGCGGACCGGTTTGCGCCGCACGGAATGTCAGAACCTCGTCACCCATGGACGGCAGGTTAACCGGTAGAGCCGGATCGAAGAGTGTCACCCCTGCTGTCGGAATGACTACCGAGCTCAATTCCTTCGGATCTCGGAAGGTACTGTAGAGCGTGACTGCGACATCTTTCTGGTCAGCGATGTCACCAAAATCAATCGGTGCTGGGGTCGCCCAAACCTTATTTAGGAACCAACCAGCATAGCCTCCAAACTCACCAGGCGTCGTTGCGCTCGTTCGATACGGCTCAGGAGGCAGAGGCTCATCAAAGAATGTGAAATCAGCACCGAGGCCGAATTCATCAAGGTATCCAACAGACGGATCATTCGCACCTGGGAGTGTCGGAAGTGCGGGGTTCCCTGGATCATGAAATAGGACACCGTATCCGGAGACCGCTGCGGATTGATCAGCCACGGCTCACTCCTTACGGCACTGGACCGTTATCAATCTTCTTGTATGCCAATCCTTCCCATGCGCTGTAACCTTCTCCTGCGAGAACATTGGTAGCATCATCGTTGATAAGAGGGAAGACCGTGTAAGTATCGGACCCAACCACGAGCTCCTGCTCCGGAGCGAGGTTCCTCATGTTGATTCGGAACACGTCGGGAACTTGTGCAACCACTCCCATACGTATGTCACCGGCAAAGTCAATGTTCGCACCAACATAGATTGGAATCAGTGGTGTCGCATTGCTCGTGAATGTTCGATCCGAGTTATATAGATTCACGCCGAGACCATCTGGATTTCCACTGACGTTGCAGAGTCCGAAGATGACTGCATCAGTGCTCTTATTCACGTCACCGATGGCAAATCCGAGAGCGATTCCTTGCTGTTGTTGAAGTGTCAGGTTGTCACCGAGTTGCGGCTTGTACCAGATGATCTCCGGAGAATTCTGCGCGAGTCCCGGCATGTGATACACGGCGCACATGAACTGAGCTCGGATCGCTCCACCCGCTCCTGTCTCATTGCCCGCCGAATTCATATGGAAAGGATTCCGGTGGAAAGTGGAATACGGATCATGCTCACCATTCGCAACCGGTGTTGATTGCGAGCTCTGTGAACTGAGCGCGGTCGGATCGAGTTGCTCCCAGAATTGCGACGTGACATAGAATGAGGTAGGATCAAGATCAGGATGCAGAGGGGTCAATAAACCGACATGAAAATGTCGATAGTGTCGAGTGGCGACCTTGATGACACAATGTATATAATCTCCGGCATCATTCGAGAAGAGCCAATACTTGTCAAAGGTCCCTTCAAGTTGATTGGTAATCATGCACCGAAGACCGGATAGTTGAGCGCTATCCGCGATAGCATAACTAGCCGCAGGCGGGCTCTGCATCGGATTATTAGGTTGATCAAAGGCCTCCTGTGCGGAATTTACCCCAGTCCCAGTGAACGTGAAAAGGTGTTTACCATTCTCGGTTGTTCGAAAGAAGACGTACGGAGGAAGGTGTGTTACCGGACTGGTCGTTGGACCCAGTGGAGATCCACCCCGTACCTGACGGGTAACCCAAACCTCAGCTTCTGGAAGAGCGACTTCTGGACTCTGTACCGGAGCCAAGTTATCAGTCCATTTCGCATCGTCACGTGCGAACGGAAGCCAGATGTTCTCAAGGAACGATCCGATTCCAGCATCGCCGGTGAATGGGGTGGTTTGAGTTTCATACGGCATTAGAGAATCTCCATTGCGACCCATTTGTAGAGCTGCGTCGCGCTTATGTCTGGGAATACGATGTACCGCTTCCCGTTGAATTGTTCAATTTCCTGGAACGATGTGAGTCCTCGACCATGCACCGCTTCAAATCCGTCGATGATCCCGATTATCTGTACGTCACCGGTTTGGTTCGCGATGATGTGGGGCTGAACAACGAAACTCAGACGATTTGCAATTCCGAGAGGTCCAACACCTTGAACGCCATCACCTCCGCCAGCATCACTTCCAAACCACGCTTCACTACCCGCTGATCCCATTTCTCGGAGTATTCCACCCTCAAGGAAACCAGGTAGCCCGGTATTTGGAGTCGTAACAAATCCATCAACCTGTGTCGCATACGTGAAGTCATAGTTCGCCGGATTGAATTGCGCTGGCCACATTTGAGCGCGCAATTCCGTCAATTCTGAGGTAGAGAAACTGATTGACAGCCATTGTGGTGATAGGTTGTCGCGGAACCAATACGGACCTGAAGTCACTGTTCCCGCTTGAACAGACATTGGATTTATGATGCCCGCCGCGACCGTGCTCGGATTAGAACTCAGCGTTGCCCAGACCTGGTTGAATGTAAGCGCCCCAGTCGTGGAACCCGCAGCAAGTCCAGGGAACGGATAATTCGCTTCAGTATTCGTGAACGGGATAAAGAATCCGAGAATTCCATAGTGAGAGAATGATCCATCTCGTATAAGGATGTTGACACGTCTCTCTGTGCTGGAGACGTATATCTCCGGATCATTCGATGGGCATGGGAGGTTACCAGCGTTCGGGCTCGCTCCTGGCTGCAAGAAGAATGATTGAGTTTTATCAAATCCTGTCGCAACCACCAGCTGGACATACGGATTACCACCACCACCCTGGGAGTCAAGACCGATCGTCGCCGGATTGGTTGCTTTCGTGCTCGTGCAAAGCCAATGAAAATTTGTTCTATCATCGACATAGTCTGTCGATGCGATAGGAGACTGAGCTCCGTTTCCTCGATCCTCAGTCCAGTAAGCTTTCTCTGGAATGATGTCAACTGTCAGAGCGTTATCGCCACCGGCACTTGAGTTCGCTGTCACGACACCAGTGATAGGAGTATCGAACGGTGAAGCTAGATTTGCAAGACCGACATACGAACCACCTGATATAATTGCAACCTGAGTCACGACGCCTGTCGCCGGACTTGCGGCTATGGCTGTCACAACACCTCTCGCGACAAAATTTACCCCAACCTGAGGTGAGGTTACGACACTGATGTCAAAAGTCTCACCAACTACGTATCCGGTGCCGCCAACATTGACACTGATTGAGCTGATACTGTCATTCGTGATGAAGTCAAAAATCGCTTTCGCGGTGATAACCTGACCCAATGTTTCAGGAGACCCTGATCCACCGTTCGCGACGAGTTGTTCATGAAGCCACATTAGTTATTTCTCCCGCCGTTGAGGGCTTGGTTGACAGACGAGCTCTTCTCTCCGATAGCAGTTACAAGAGCTCTTTGACCGTTCGCTGATTGAAGAGCCTGCTCAACCTTCTTCGGATCATCAAGTACGACAACCGGAGCAGGCATCACCGTCACTTGTGGTGCGGCCTGTGTCGCGCCATTCGGGATTACTGTCCCTGACTGACGCGGTGTGATAATCTCGGGTCCACCTTCACCAACAAGGATTGGTTTGCCACCTTGGAAGTCACCACCACCTTGGAAGGATCCAGCGATTGTGCTGAAGATGTTGCCGCCACCCCCACCAAGGGCACTGAAGAACGACTTCAGGATCTGCTGCGACAGAAGCTCGGACGCCATTCGACGAAGGGTTTCACCGAAGCTACGAGCGAGACCTTTCAGTCCGTCGCTGAATGGATCAAACAAGAAGTTCGCAAAGGCTGACTGAATGTTTCTCGCCGCCTGTACGGCGAACTCCGTCATAGAGTTGCCCGCTTCATCGAGTGTCTTCTTGGCTTCAGCGACTGAACGGTCAAACAAGTCTTGGTTGATGACACCTCTTTCGAGAAGACGATTGTAATCATCCAACGCCATGTTATACGTTTCAAGCGGCGTTCGAGTGTCATCGAAGAGCTGTCCGGCGAGTGCAAGGTCATCCGTCAAACCAGTCAAATCGTTGTCAGCTTTGATATAGGATGCGTTCGCTGCCTCAAGAGCCCGGACAAAGTTTTCAGCTGGAAGTTTTCCGGTGTTCCATTGTTCTACCAGCGCCGCCACTGCCGCCTTGTATGTCTCCAACGGTGTTCGTGTCGCTTCAATTGTCTTTTGAATCTGTGTCAGGAGTTTCGGATCAATTGTAACTTCACCTTGAGTTCCCGCCCCTCGCTGTGACGTATCCTCGTTCAGCGCCGCCAGTCGAGCCTCCGCTCGTTGCCGAATCGCATCTTCCAGTCTCTTCTCCTGTGCGATTTGTGCTTCAACCAATGCCGTTCGATCCGCTTCAAGCGTCGCAAGCTGTCCAGCTAATTCTCTCTCAAGCCTAATCTGCTCAGCGGCTGATTCACCCGCGATTTCAACTCGACGTGCCGCAGCCTGTTCGGCCACCTCATCGTCTCCGATGATTGTCGCAAGTGTCCCAACCAAGGCGTTCTGGAAATTTAGGAAACCAGTCTTCACTTCGCTAAAGAACCTGAACACGCGAGTCTTGAGGATAGCGAGACCATTCACGATTTCAACGATAGCCCGATTGATGAAGTTGGCAATCGTCAATGGTATCCGAAGCATCGCACGACCAATATCACCAGCGATTTCACCGACGTTGATCCCAAGTCCAGTGAAGCCTTCAGTTGTTCGTCTTATTATCGCCCCAAACTCATCGAACGTCACCCCGAGTACGTCACCGAACTGGAGCATACCTTGAAGCAACGGTCCTTGGACAAATGTCGCGAGTCCGAGCAGGATATCGGCAAAGCCTCCGGCTGCCCCTGTGCTCTCCGCGAAAATACCAACTGTTCTAATCAGCGAGTTCTGCAGAACTGTGAACGCCTGACTAATCGTTGGAATCGTCTTCTCAAATTCGGCTTCAAGAACAGACGCCTGACTTTGCAAGGCCTGAATAACCGCCACAGATGACAATTTACCAGCCGCTCCCAACTCGCGCAATTTACCAATCGGAACGCCAAGTCCATCGGCGATAGCTCTCGCTAGGCGAGGAGTCTGCTCAAGAATGGATCGCAGTTCGTCACCACGCAGGGTACCAGAGGCCATGGCTTGACCCAACTGTACGATAGCCGCGTTCGCTGATGCAGCCGCGACACCACTCAGGGTGATGGCTTTTGAAACGGTATCCGTGACCTGTGCCACGTCGTCAAGAGACAAACCGAGTGTCTCAGAGGAACGAGCTACCCGTTGAAATAGCTCAGCCGTGGATGCGAATCCGATACGATTCTTCTGCGCTATATCGAAAATCGTCTGTTGTACCTTCTCCAGCTGTTTACCGGACTTGGTTACAAGCCGGAGCCTGTTGTTGATTTCCTGGAAGGTGTTTGTCAGTCGACCAAGTTCACGAAGAACAAATGACGCGGCAAGAACTTTTAGGACACGTCCTAGGCTGAAGGCGCTCTTTCTTTGTCTGTCAAATGCCTTGGTAGTTCTGTCGGCCGCGACGGCAGTCTGGCCAGCGGCCTTTCGGATTCCGAAGAGGCTACGCTTAACCGTTTCAGCGCCCGTCTGGGCGCGTCTACCGTCAATTCCAACTTTAAGGTCTGGCATCTTACTTCTTAGCCTTCTGCTTCTCTTTGGCCTTCTTAGCCGCCCAATCGAGGTAGATGGTATCTAGCCGTCGAAGATGGCGGACGAGTTCAGCTGAATCTTCCGCATTGTAAAGGTTCAACCTTGCATATGCCTCAATCTCTGATGTCAGCAGAGCCTGAGGATGTCCGTATCCGTATTGCCTGGAAGCCTCCAAATCGCCAAAGGCGGACCAGACATGATCCAGTCCTTCGAAGAGTTCGGGCCTTTTCTCCAACGCTGGAGGTATCTTGCCCGAGTTGTCCCAAACTCTATAAAGCGTCTCTAGGTGGGGTCCCCACTCAAGGTTCCAATCTAGGACGCTTTTGAGTTTTTTGAGTCTTCCTCTTCAACTTCACGCTGGTACGCATTCATTGTTTCAGAGATTTCAAAAACGATGTCACGGAAATCACGTACCTCTTTCAGAAGTTCGTATGCCTTCTTCTGACTATACTTGATGTTCTTGCCATCGTCGTCTGTTATCCCCTTCCAATCCAGGAGTATCGTCTCCGATGCTGTCTGGTACAAGAGTTCCTCTTGCACTTCGATAGGCAACATGCCTCTCGTCATCGTGTGACGATACTGCTTCCCTAGAGTTCGAAGTCTTTCCTTGTATCTTGGGTTCTCGATACGGGCGACAAGAATCTCCGCTCCGTCCCCGATATCAACCCAGACTCCATTGACCTCAAGGTCACTATCAGTCTTCAGTTTCGAAATTTTCATCTGTGGCTCCTAGTTTTCGAAGAGACCCAACGAAATGCTGGGCCTCCTCACTTCAAATTATTGCACTAGGGTAGGAATGGTACCGAATCGATTGATTCCCATTGTGAACCCTAGAACCGGGTCCCTCTTTGCAGTGAACTCCGTACTGATCAATACGTCCTCGTCGTTTCCGCCAGCCACCACTTCTCCGGAGGTGAACTTGAATGACGGGAAGTCGAACAGGTACGTATTGCCACCGAGCGTTATAGTGAACGACAGTGCGACAGTATCGAAGTTCAAATACTTCTCGTAGAAATCTCTGTTCACAAAGTACGCTATCAGCGTACCAGAAACCTGTGTTCGTCCGACACCTATGCCGCTGTTCTCGAGCTGGCCGATGCAAGGCTGGTTTCGAAGATTGTTCTCAATCGAGATCGAAATCTCCGTGAAACATACATTCGGATCAGCGACTCCGTCGATAAGGACGTTGCCGACATTATCGATAGCGTTGAACACATCAGTGGCCGCGACTTCAACGAGCTGCGGCGAGATGAGTCCTTCAATCTTTGACCCGGCCTGGACTGTGGCTGTTTCTCCCTGGAAGGCAAATGAGCCGTTCAAGATGCTTCCAGTCGCGATATTGATTTCCGCAGTACCGACTCGCATGCCTGTGAATGTGATAGTTTCAGGCAATTCCGGCGAGTTGGCTGACGCTGTGTCAAGGAACGCCTTCTCAAGCATATACGATTTGAGCGTCGTACCGTTTCGGAGATGGCTCTCACGAATGCGGAACGTATCCTGGCCAATGCTCGGCAGAGCGGGGCTCACCGTAATTGAACCAGCGAGGCTATTCGCTGTCACTCGCGTGAAACCGTTGTTCGTCGGTGACGCGACTGATTCTGTGATTTCGATGAACGACCCCACCGTCAAGGCATTGAGCAAGGCCGCTCCACCTACTTCCGGAGAACCAATTCCGATGGTGCTGCCGTTAGGCGATCCAGCGACAAGGAACGTATCCGCCAGAGGCGAGATAGTATTGCTGTCCTGGACGGGGGTCCAATCGTTGTAGAGCGCCCCTTCGAATAGATCATCGTGGGACGCGAAACTGAATTCGATTCCGACATCTCCGCCAGACTCGACACCGGTACGGATGATGTCCGCTACCTGTCTATCGCTCCGGATTTCCTCGGAGACTTCAGTCTGTGCTTCAAAATTCAGAGATTCGTTCGTGAATCTGAATTCACGCAATGGTAGCAATGGCGATGCGGCCGCTGCTGGGTCTTCACCCCAGACGACTTCCTCGCGATAGGCTAGTCTGGTACTTGAACTATCTGACACTGGCTTGTCTCCCTCTTACCTGAGCTCGTCGGCTTGAAATGGCGTTGAACAGTTGAATTGGATCCAAGGCCCATCAATACCTGATCGCTCAAGACTCGTTGCGCGAAATACCACACCGTCAATTGTACGCCCTTCAAATATGTCTCGTATAGTATCACCGATCCTATCTTTTAGTCCGGTGCCGTCACCCGTGGGCAAGAATATCTGAATTTCAAGCACACCGGGGCGCCGCCATCTTTTCTTGTTGCCCATTTCAACCTGTTGCGCGGTTCCGTTGAGTATCGTCACACGCACCCAGGCCTCGTCCTTCGTGAATGCGTTCAACTCGCCTTGGTTGTCGAACGTATAGGGAACACTAGCCTGAAGCAAGGGGAACTCCGTATCAAAACGGGTTCTTATGGTTGTGCCTATTGCTTCGTAACCCATTACGGTGCTATCGCCTCCACTGCTGCCAGAGCTAGACGAACCATACCAGATGGTGCCTGCCCAGAATGGCCCCGCTCCAATGCGCCGATATAGGGCACATTATTGAAGAGCCAGATGACTCCGAAGGGCATTGCCGACAAGATCGTTCCGGATCCATCACTTACGGTGGATCCACCACCACTATCGATTCGTGAAAGTTCATTTTCGGTGGTCGCATTAAGGCCGACCTGCCAATTTCCTCGAGCTCTACCACCAACATACCCCGCGGGGGCTATCGGAACCTTCCAGAGATCGGGATTACCGACGGGTGTTCGGAAAACGATATCCTTGAGAAGGTCCAACGCAATCTTCTTCTGGAAGGCGAGGTGCTGCTCAGGCATCACAACCGAGGCAAACCTCTCGAGGTCGAGATTGAAGCTCTGCAAGTTTTGAATTCGAATCTGTGTCATTGTCTCAGCTGCAAATCATAGGCCGCAGTCCGCTCTCCGCTCACAATCGGGTCCGCCGAAACGATTTGCCACGGCGTTCCCTGGTAAATTATCTTATCCGTCACAGGGTTAGGCGTAATCACCAGCCCCTCCTCTGCGATAATGGTTCTCAAATCACCTGCCTCAATCACCGTGTTCGTCTGTCTCCCTACGACATATGGTGATGGCGGCGTCATTTTGATGGTATAGTCCACTGACGTGACAGTATTGTCTCCTGTCGCGGCAGAAAATACTCTCGTTTCTCTGCGAAGAGTCGTTACGAGCCCAAACTTCTGTATCAGTTGGTTGGCAACACCCTGTGATCCCGCGAATACATCATCGAATAGTGTCAACTTCTAACCATCCTTCCTGAGAACGGGGCCGATGCGAGCAGCATTGCCCAGAGACGCTGTTCCGCGTCCCAATAAACTGTGGTCAGGCGGCTGCTCCCGTCTTCGGCGTTGAAATACTCCACTTCAAGTGGTCCGAGTTTCTCTCTCTTGGTTGCCCTACCAAGAGCAGGTTGTAGAACTCCCGACGAAATGCCCGACGAGTCCATGGTTGCTGCGGCGACTTGAATCTGTGCGTCTTTAACCTCTTGAGGCACTACATTCTCACCGATGAACAGCGTATCCTGGAAACTGATAGGGACATTCGCTTGTTTGAAAAAGGGATCAAAGAAATCCGGCACGTCAACGCCGCGGCGAGGCCAATCCAGAGCCTGTTGCGAGTTCACTCGGGATCCTTTCCAGCGGTGCCGATATTTCTGACCAAGGAAATCCGCTCCTTTGATTAGCGCGAACTCAATTTGATCAGTATCGGCTTCAGCGTTCGTCGTGTTGCCTCGATCTGATTCGTAGCTGACGAACTCAGCGGCTGTCACGTAGGAGTTCGCGTTCGCGACGATCGTTCCGTCTTCAACTCTAATTGTCATTTCGTGATATCCTGTACGACTTTGAACTTACCAATCTGGGGCGTATTGATTTCGCCATCTGGGTCAGTGATCTGAATGTCGTAGAAATAATTCCCGACGCCCACTTCTGGTGACCCGGCAAACGCCGCGAAATCAAACCGCAGTATCGCATCTGTGGCGGGTGAGTTAGGCGCTCCTACGGCCTGAAATACCTGCGTACCGACCACTGGGCTGGCATTCGGGTCAGGTGCCTTGCTCGTATTGATTGTCAACAATCCTGAGTAGCCTTGGGCTGAGGCTATCGCTGAACCGTTCTGCAAGAGACGAATAGCAATGTCTTTCGTGTCACCACGTCGTCTTTCAAAATCGCACTCTTGTGGTGCGCCTATCGCTGTCGTAGCCATTAGCAGGGGATCTCCACTTCAATTACGTCATCGATGACTTCAACATCAATGACTTCAATCAACTCGATGTCGATTTCAAGGTCAACCAATTCAATTTCAACTGTCTCAAGCATCTCTAGTCCGAATGTCTCGATATATACTACACCCGCAACACCACCTCCCGCTTGGGCTTTCATGAAAATCGGGAACAAGCTCGGTGTCGGCATTAGCTCGTCCTTGTTCTGATTCGTCCATCTGCACTCACATCGTAGGTTGCAATCACAGTTCTCGGAGACGTGATGTTGTCCGGGTCGTACACTGTTATGGTCAAATCGTCGAGCGACACTTCCGCGTCGCCAGCGGTCAAAGCCTTGATTAAACGGATATCTCTACCGTCAATGAAGCCTTCGTCGTCAATAAACGACGACGGGCTTCCCTTAGTGATCGTCTTTTTACCGACGCCGCGAAGCACGATTGTTCCGGCAGTGTTCGTGATGCCTGAAATAAAGTGGCCCGAGAGAATATCGAACGACGCGTTGTCGCCGGTCGTGAAGTTCGTCAATTCTACTCCGCCGGTATAGGCGCGAATGTTCACTTCACCAGTTGTACCGTTCCGATTAATCTTCGGAGTGCCTGATCCGGCGACTTCTGACCCGCCGCCGAACATGATGAAATCACCGTTGGCCAGTGTGACATCACCATCGAGAAAGCAATTCACAAGGATCGCGTACAATCCAGTCACGGGCATCGCTTCTGATAAATGACAATCCCGCATAAACAAAGGTCGCGCTGGTGATTCTGAAGGAGCGCCAATCGCGCCGTTTATTGTGCAAGCCTCAAACGACGCCGAATCTATGGATTGACCATTGACATTGACTGCCGACTGTTCTGGAGATATCCCAACGAAATTCCAATGACTGTATTCCCTATCTAGAGTCAGATGTCCATGAAACTCGAATTTTCTAATTCCTGCGTCATCAGCAATTAATCGCGCATCCACGATATTGTCTACCGGGTTCTCTTCTGTGCCAATAGGGAACGCCGTTCCCGGAACACCGAAGCCGTGCGTGTTTATATGAATGGCACCGTGGAACTGATTTAGTTGAGATTGCTCTAGCAAGATATCAACATTCTGCGTAATCGGCTGCAAACCGAGAAGCAAGACTGTGAAATTACCCAGCGTTGGTACAGCAATCGGTCTTGCCGAATCTTCCGGTGCAAGGTTCCCGGTGATCAGTATCGTCGCATCTTCTTCAGCTGGACGTATCCGCCAGCCGTGTTGATTTTGGATAAAGTAATAGGCGCCAGCATCGATGCCGGCTGTCAGTGGGTCCCCACCAACTGTTCTGAATGCGGGCGGGTATTTCGCATTGTCACCAATTTTGAACCATTCTTTCCACTGCGAATAGACATCTGGTTCGATATCAACCTGAGTGATGCCAGCCGCGAGGATGATGCGGAGATTAGGGCCGTCAAATTCTGGTAGGTTAGGAGAGGCCATTAAACCTTATTCCTGTCAATTAGCTGGGTGATAGGGAAAGACGTATCACTTGTCGGGATCGTGAAGTTCCGAAT